CTGAAACAATTACAGAAGAGGTTAACGAAGAGGTTGAGTTATCTGCTGAAGAGCCAAAGGCTGAAGTTGAGGCAGCAGCTGAACCCATAGTACACAATCCTGAGAACAAAGCTAAGAAGGTTGGAAACACGATCTCTCCAAACAAGCGCAAAACAATCATGGATACCGTACTATCAAAAATAGCAAATTCAAATACAAACAATAATTAAATTTTAAACTATGGCTAACACCGTAACAGGAAGCACATATGCTGGAGATTTTAATGGCGACTTTGTCGCAGCAGCATTATTAAGCGCACCTACAATTGCAAATGGATTGGTAACCGTATTACCGAACATTCACTACAAGAGAGTGATGAAGAAAATTTCAACAACAGGAAATGTGTTGGTTAACGCTACATGCGACTTTGACCACAACATGGACGTAGATGTTGCTGAGAGAGTATTAACATTAAAAGAAGTACAATCAAACGTACAACTTTGTAAAAAAGATTACCACCAAGATTGGATCGCAGCTCAGGCTGGATATTCTGCATATGAAGATTTACCAGCAGATTTCAAAAGCTTTATGCTTGCACATGTTGCTGGTATGACGGCTGCTGCTATCGAAACTTCTATCTGGGAAGGTTCTGCTGGAACAAGCGGACAGTTTGACGGATTAGTTACTTTGGCTTTGGCTGATGCAACGGTTGTTGATGTAGCTTCACATGCTGCTGTAACATCTGCAAACGTGATTGACAAGTTAGGTTCTATTGTGGACGCTATACCATCAACGGTATACGGCTCTGAGGACTTGACTATCTACGTTTCAAGAAACATTGCTAAAGCATACGTTCGTGCACTTGGAGGTTTCTCTGTAGCTGCAACTTCTAATGCTGGTGTTGACAATCAGGGAACACAATGGTTCTCTAACGGAGCGTTAACATTTGACGGTATTCCTGTAGTAGTAGCAACTGGACTTGCTGATGATACTGCAATGGCTGCTCAAACTTCAAACCTATTCTTTGGATGCGGTTTATTGAGTGACGTAACAGCAGAGGCTAAGTACATTGACATGGCTGACGTTGACGGATCGCAGAATGTAAGAATTATCTACAGACTAAGCGCTGGAGTTCAATTCGCAATTGGTTCAGATATCGTTCTTTACCACGCATAATTATAAACTTGAATATTTAAAAGGGGAGGTAAGATGCCTTCCCTTTTTTTTGTTCACAATACTTAAAAACACATGAGCTGTGATATTACCAACGGACGAGTTGAGGAGTGCAAGGATAGCGTAAGCGGATTAAAAGCAATCTACTTTGCAAACTTTGATGATTTGTCCACAGACGCTATTGTTTACGATGCTACAAATACTGATACCATAGATACATGGGTGCCAGCTGCGCAGTTATCGCTATTCAAATACGAATTAAAATCTAACGAAAATTCGTTCACTACTGCCGTTCAAACTTCACGTGATAACGGAACTACATTCTTTGAGCAAACGCTATCTATTTCTTTGAAGAAACAAGACCAAGCGATGCACAAAAATATTAAACTACTTGCTTACGGAAGACCACGCATCATTATTCGCACAATGACAGACCAATTTTTCTTAATGGGATTGGCTCAAGGCTGCGACACTACTGCTGGAGAAATCTCAAGCGGAGCTGCGATGGGCGACTTCAATGGCTACAAGCTTACTTTTGTAGCGAGCGAGGTGCTACCAGCCAACTTCATTGATGCATCTACTGAAGCTGCGTTAAAAACTGCCTTTGCAGATTCTGTTGGAGCTGATGCAAGCATAGTAACATCTTAGTACGTTTATTCCTTTCATAACGTAGGGCGCTTTTCGGAGCGCCTTTTTTGTTTTAAAAGGTAACAAGTCAAAAAAAAAGAGGTTATAGGGTTAGAATGGTAATACTACAACAAATCGGAACGGAGCAAAGCATTAGGTTTATACCGAGAACTTCAAGCTATGACGGTCTTTTTATAACGGATGATCAAACCAATACAGAAGTCCAAGTAACTATCGCAAGCAGCGTTCAAGGCGATTACTTTGATACTATTAACGCAACTTTCACTATCTTGCAGAATCATTTTTACAACTTGGAGATTCGTAACGGATCCACGGTTGTATATAAAGACAGAATATTTTGCACAAATCAAGCGGTAGATTCCTATTCAGTAAATGAAGGTAAATATACAAGCATACCGTCAAACAATGAATTTATTATAATATGAGTAAAGACGTTCACATTTTAGAATTAGCAGCATACGAAGCTCCTGTAATTTCGGAGAGTAAAAAGGATGACTATGTTAGCTTTGGCGATGACAATAATTATTTCCAATTTCTCATAGATTGCTACACAAATAGCACGACTCAAAATGCGATTGTAAACAACATCAATCGTTTAGTATACGGAAAGGGATTAAATGCAACAGACGCAAGCAAAAAGCCTAATGAGTACGCTGCAATGGTTTCTATGTTCAAGAAAGAGGACGTTCGAAACTTAGTAAGCGATTTAAAGCTTTTAGGTCAATGTGCGATGCAAGTTATTTACTCAAAGGATCGTAAAAAAATAGCTGCGGTTCATCACATGCCTGTTCAACTTTTACGAGCAGAAAAGTGCAACGAAGAAGGCAAGGTCGAAGCTTACTATTACTCGGACAACTGGCAAGACACTAAGAACTATCAACCTAAAAGAATTCCAGCTTTTGGCTTTTCAAATGAGGATATAGAAATCTATTATGTAAAGCCTTATTCAGTAGGTTTGAAATATTACGCTTTGCCTGATTACATTGGAGCAATTCCCTATGCCACTTTAGAAAATTCTATCAGCGATTATCTTCTGACAGAAGTGAACTCAGGATTCGCCTCGCGGGTTGTAGTAAATTTCAACAATGGTTCGCCATCGGATGACCAAAAAAGAATGATAAAAAACAAGGTTATGCAATCCTTTACAGGAACGCAAGGCGAGAAGGTAATTGTATCATTTAACTCAAACGCGGAATCTAAGACAACGGTAGACGCTCTTCCAGTGAATGACGCAGCCGACCTCTACTCAACTCTTGCCGAGGAATGTCTCAGAAAAATTATGTTAGGAAATAACGTAACGAGTCCGCTACTTTTTGGCATAGCTTCAAGCAATGGCTTTAGTTCAAACGCCGATGAATTGGAAAACTCGTTTATTTTGTTTGACAACATGGTAATTAGACCAATGCAAGATTTATTAATTGATGCATTTGATGAGATTTTAGCGTTTAACGGTATATCCTTAAACTTGTATTTTAAGACTCTCAAACCGCTTGAATTTACCGACCTAAGCAATGTGATGACTGATGAGCAGAAAGAAGAGGAGACAGGCTTAGAATTAAGCGGAGAGTATGTTGGTAAGGCTTTAATTGAATTAGGAGAACAAGCAAAAGACGATTGGTTGCTAATTGATGAATATGAGGTTGATTATGATTTAGATGAGGAGGAAAATACTTTGCTTTCAAGCGAGATCGAAACCAAGTTAAGTTTTAAAGACAAATTAATCAATCTTGTTTCAAGTGGCACAGCTTTCCCAAATGCTAAAAGCGAACAGGATGAGATAATTGATGGTGTTAAATTTATAACACGATATGTTTACGCTGGAGAGTTACAAAAGGATACAAGAGCTTTTTGCAGAAACATGCTAAGCGCAAATAAGATTTATAGAAAAGAGGATATTTTAAGAATGGGTAATACCTATTTAGGAGATGCATATACAAATAAAGATGGTCGCCAAGTTGGATGGGGAAAAGGCGGTGCTTTAACCTTTTCGAGATGGTTTTGGAAGGGCGGTGGCAACTGCCATCATCGCTGGAATAAGCAAGTTTTTGTTGCTTTTGAGGGTACAGGAATTGATGTAAGAAGTCCTAAAGCAAGCAAGATTGCAAGCGCAAAAGCTGCTAAGTATGGTTATGTAATTAAAAATGACAAGCTTGTTAGTCAAAGACCGATTGATATGCCGAATAGAGGATTTATAAAAAAGCAATAAAATGGCAACAGCATTACTCATAACAAGAGACGACATAGTACGATTCACTCAAATGAACGGAAATCTGGATACTGACACTTTCATTCAGTATATCAAGATAAGTCAAGATATAGAAATCCAAGAAATGCTCGGCACGGATTTGCTTAAAAAGATTCAAGCGGATATTGTTGCAAGCAATTTAGTAGATCCGTATTTGTCTCTATTAAACGATTACATAAAAGATTGCTTGATACATTTCGCTTATGCAAGATACTTGCCTAACGGAGCTTACACGATTTCGAATAAAGGAATCTATAAGCACAACTCCGAGAATAGCGATACGGTATCAAAAGACGAAATAGATTATTTAGAAGGAAAGGCGATGCAAACAGCTATGCACTACAAAGAGCGTTTTGTTCAGTACATGAACTTTAATCAATCGTCTTTTCCTGAGTACACAAGCAACAGCGACGGAGACGTATTTCCAAGCGATGACATAAACTTTACAGGATGGGTAATGTAGTAAGATACAAAGCAAAAAAAAAGGACATAGAGAAACTAAAAATTTATTTACAAAAGTTAGAGCATGGCAGACATCAAGATAAGCGGATTAGCAAGTAAAGGCGCAAATGTAGCGACTACTGATTTATTGGTCATCTCTGAATTTGTAAGCGGTTCAACATATACCAGCAAAAAGATTACAGGCGCAGAGCTTAAAGGAAGTACGTTAAATGCTCAAACGGTAACAACTTATAACTTAGTTTTAACGGATGCTCATAAAACGGTAACGCTAACAAACGGTAGCGCAATAGACGCAAGAATTCCATTGAATAGCGGAACAGCTTTTCCTATAGGAACACGAATAGAATTAATTCAAGGTGGTGCAGGACAAGTGACGGTTGCCCCAACTTCAGGCGTAACGGTAAATTCAAGCGGTGGAAAGACGAAACTTTCAGCTCAATACGCAGTAGCAACAATATTAAAAGTAGCAACAGATACTTGGTATTTGTTCGGAGACATAACAACTTAAGAAAATGAACACAATAGAATACGGTCAAGGAGCAGTTAATAATACC